CCCCCAGGACGGGCAATGGGCGCGACGGGAGGCCCCAGGCCCCCAGGACGGACAATGGGCGCGACGGGAGGCCCCAGGCCCCCAGGACGGGCAATGGGCGCGACGGGAGGCCCCAGGCTATACGGATTAATCAACATGCTTCACACTGTAAAATTGACAAAAGAAAAGCCCGCTGATTGTGCGGGCTTGTGTGGTTTAAATTGTCGCGCCGATTAATTTAGCGAGTCGGTTAATGCTGGATTGTGTGGTATCGCGCGGAATATGTATTGATCTAGACTCATATGATCCTGTTTCATATTCCATCCCATTATTCACGGTAAACCAGTAATTACCGGAATATTCGATTGACTGGATGCAATCGACTCTGTTTGTTCGAGTCTGAAATAATGCGTCAATTGCTTCCCTTAGTTTAACATCTTCACATACGAATCCGTTTTCTTCTGAGTCGCCATATTCGGCGGATTCTTGCGAAACAATTTCGTATGTAATATTGAATATGACCATGATGTTAGACTCCCCAAATTTTGATGGTAATTTTCTGTCCGAGGTACACGATAAATGTTCGTTTCACTTGGATATGTACTTTTCGCCATTTTCCTTCATATCGCGCTTCCCAATGGTCACAATTGCCAGTGTGGCGAATAGTTACCTCTTCCACGTTACCTTCGCCGTGTTGCAAATATCCTCTGTCAACTATCATGATTAGGACTCCTCGCCATAAGCAGATTCGATAGGATTGCTGCAATTGTCGCAATACAAGTCGGAGTCTTCCCAATTGATATCGGCACCAGATACATCAAAGCCCGTGCCGTATCCTTTGACTGTATCGTGCGCAATTTGTGCAAATTCTTTCTTCGCACAATCGCAACACAATGCTGCACCGTCATTGCAAATGATGAATAGAGGATAACCACCCGGCCAAGCGTACTTGTTCCGAATAGCATCCTTGACCGATTGTGGGATTATGTGGCGCATTAGATTAACTCCCCTTCACTGGTAAACTCAAACTCGGCCAAATATTCGTCAATTACCTCATTCGATTGGAGATATTCATATTCGGACTCAAGGCGCGAATAAATCCAATCGGCAAAGTCATTTAGTTCCGAGGTAATATCGTCCTCTTCTGACTCGGTAATGTTGCGACTCGTGTCATGTTCTACGTAAATCCGCATATTATTACCGCGAGTCTGTTCTATGGCGGATTGTAATCCATAGAATGCTTTGCGCTGTATTTCCTGGAGTCTGGCAACAATGCAGTGAAGTTCCGTATCTTTCGGCGCGTATCCCATGACTGCTTTTAATGCGCCTTTCTGGTAGTAATAATTACCAGTAAAACAAGCACCATCACCTTGTGACCAAAAACCTGAGAAATAGATATTGTCGATTCTCAGGCCAAACAAAGCCGCAATAGTTTTCGCGTCGTCATAGGTGAAGTCCCACCAGTCATAATCAAGGTTATGTTCGCGGTATTGTTCTCGCGCATAATCCTTTGCGGATTCCGATAGTTCCGGCCAAGTGTAGGCTTTGGTTTCTGTGGTTATGGTACGCATTGTCTTGACTCCTAATTAATCCGGTAAATCAGAAAATCGCCGGATTCGTTTTCCTCGCCGTCATAGGTATTCAAGAAATGACCCCTACCATCCGCGCTTATGGCGTCACGGACAAAGGAGTCCTTGTCTTTGATCATTGCCAAAAAAGTATCATTGGCGGATTCGCATTTCTCGCGTGCGAATGTTTCGAGCATTGGGATTGCGTCATAGGGCAAACCCATATGACTAATCAAGAAACTGGCATTAAATGCCCATACTGAGTCGAGGATATACGTTTCGGCCATTTCATCAGCTTCGGACTCGTCGAGCACAAGATATTCCTCTCGGCCATATTTCCAAGTGTTGTCCGAGTATCTGGACTCGTCTAGTTCGTCCAGATTACATCCGAGGTATTCCGCCAATGCCACGACTCTATCATCCGCCGAGTCGGTATTGATCCAATACACGAGTCCATCCGGCATTGTCGGAGTCGTTCCGTTTTCTCCCCAATGGTTTACGGACTCGGCCATGCTGCAAAATGTTTCGGCAGACTCCTCGGACTCGGCGGACTCCTCGGAATATTTCAAATCAGCGATTAGGGCGCGTTTTGCACTGCCCAAATCCATGCAAATGACAGGATCGGAGTCGGGCATATAACCGGGCATATTCCGCCCCACAATATAGACAATAACCATGGTTCAGACTCCTTCCGTGATAGTGTAAGTCGGGATAACCTTGACCCTGGGAAGGTTAACCGGGCGGGAATAGATAGCTTGTGCCTTAACCTTTCCATCCGAGTCGAGGTATTGCATTGCCGCAATTGTGTTGCCTTCAACCGGAACAGCCACAAGCGCTGGATTCGCTTGGATAAACGCAACGAATGTTTCGCGTGTTACATTCATGATTCAAACCCCTTATGCCGTTCTGTTACCTGGATCGTATGGGCAAGCGCGTATCGTGTCAATAACTTTTTTACCGCGATTACAAGTTTGTCGGAGAGATGAATCCCGCGATATGCGTAGCAAATAGCGTGCCAAATGGCCGCCCGTCATGCCCGGCTGGTCCTGTCATGCCCGGCTGGTCCCGTCATGCCCGGCTGGTCCCGTCATGCCCGGCTGGCACGTCACCCCCGTTATGGGCAAAATATGGCGTATTTCCGCCAAATATCGGGCTATTTGCCAAAATAGCGGGAAAATAGCGTTAATTTTGAGGCGATTTTGAACGGTTCTACTCGCCTTTCGGCGGTATTTTGCGCGGAATAGTAGTTTTTGAATGGTTCTACTCTCAGCCTAGTTGGTAAAATGCTACCTATTGGTGTAGATGGTAGGGGGTATTCAAATCTCGGGCGAGTTTGGAGCCTTTACCGACGCCCTGGTCAAATTTACACGCCGCCGAAACGCCAGACTAAATAACGCTAAATAACAAGGCTTGACGCGGCCTCCAGGTGGTGTCAGTATGGTGTCAGTAACCGTCAACAAGAGGTAGCTAAATAATGAATTTCCTCAAACGCATCATCCTCGGTCGCCGTTACCACAGGCTGGAGTGGTCATGGATATACGGTCGGTTCGCTGACCCCGTGGCAGCCGTGTGGCTCGACCGCGACCTTGAGCACAACAAGAAGCAGGCGGTGCATGATGCTTCCCAGAACGTCATGACGAGGTTGGTGTGATGGCTGACGAAGCTGATTTTGCCCATGAGCGCGAAGAAGCGTTCCGCATCGCAGCCATCAACAAGGCGCGTCCTGGTCCGAGCCGTCGCAACCTGACCGGCATCTGCGTCGAGTGTGGTGAGCAGATCGACCCCAGGCGGCTTGAGGTCATGCCGCACGCTGCTCGGTGCATCCACTGTGCCTAAGAAGTCCGACCAGTATGTGTGGAAGGGTGTGAGCCACACTGCTCAGGAATGGGCTAGGTTCTTGGGTATCAGTTACGTGTCGATGTACGCCAGGATCAAGCGGCATTGGCCGCATGAACCCGAACTCGTATTTCAGGAGGCCCATGTGGGTCGTCGCAAGAAGCCTATTGAATTGAAGAAACTGGAAGGCACGTTCGAGAAGCGTGACAACCACCAAGCCATCACGCTGACCATCCCCGAGGGGATGCCCATGCCGCCCGAATACCTCTCGACCACGGCCAAGCAGGCGTGGGCGTATATTGCCGGTCAGATGAAGGAGATGGGCATTCTGACCAGCGCCGATGGTCTGCATATCGAACTGATGTGCATCACCTATGCTCGCTTGAAGCAGAACCAGGAGATTCTGGATATGCGGGGGTCGAGCACCTACACGTACCTGGGTAAGACAGTGCCTTACCCCGAGGTCGCCATCGTTTCGGAATGCACCAAGACGCTGAATGCCATGATGAGCAAATGCGGCATGTCCCCGCTCGACCGAACCCGTCTCGTCGCGCCGCAGAAGACTGAAGAAGAAGCCAACCCGTTTGGAGAATTGTGATGATCGGAGGCGTCAAGCATGATCAGGGGAAAGACCCGTGGCACCTGCTGCCGTGGGACGCGGTGCGCTGCGTCGTGAAGGTGCTGATGTTCGGTGCTGAAAAATATGCACCACGTAATTGGGAGAAGGGTATGGAGTGGCATCGACTATATGGTGCCGTCATTCGTCACATGACCGCTTGGTGGGAGGGTGAAGCGAAGGACCCTGAGAGCGGCATGAGCCACCTCTGGCACGCGGCCACCTGCATCCTGTTCCTGATAGCCTACGAACTTCGCGGTGTGGGGGAGGATGACCGATGCAAACGCGACTGAACTCATTCATCGAGGCGAGCCTGAACACCGCTTCTGGTTTCGTCATTTCGTATCTGCTGGGGATGCTGGTTTATCCGCTGTTCGGGTTCAGCGTCACCATGGCTCAAAACTTCTGGATCGTGGTCATCTTCACCGTGGTGAGTGTGATCCGGTCCTATGTGTGGAGGCGACTTTTCAATGCGACAGTTCCAGAGACTGAAGGTCCCGGAGAGGGTTCATCCTTTGGTGAAATGGGTCTACATGGAAATGAATCGGCAGCGCGTCGGGTTGCTTGACCTGTCCGAACGTGCTGGGCTTGGTGAGGGGACGATCACCAAGTGGCGGAAGAACCGCAGTCCCCAGGTTGAGGCGCTTGAGGCAGCGATAAACGCCCTCGGATATGAACTGACTGTGAAGGTGCAATCATGACAAGGCTTACAAAAGACATTCGTACCATAATCTGCAACCGCGCTCTGTCTCACGCTTTCGACAAACGTACCGACGAGTTGCGTAAGATCGAACTGGGCATTGGTGATCGCATCTACGACTGCTGCGTTGATGATCAGACGCAAAAGCAACTCACCAAGGTTCCGCGTGATTTCCTGAACTGCGCTCTCCAGGGGTATGTTCGTATCGCGGCACAGGATTGTCGCGTTACATTCGGAACCACTCGCCCGGTCAGGCGTAATGCTTTTCTCGGTGTGATCGAGGCTACACACCCTCTCTCCGAGGAATGGGTTTCGTTGCGGTCTGGTTTAAAGACCCTCGAAGACGAGAAGCGTGTCACCAAGAACCGTATCATGGCTGTTCTGGACAGCGTGACGACGGTGAAGCGGCTGCGCGAGGTGTGGCCCGAGTGCGAACCGTTCCTCAAAGGTATCGACACTGTACCCAACACGCTGCCTGCGGTTCAGGTTGGTGATCTGAATAAGATGTTGGGGTTGCCTGTTGACTAAGTATCTTTCAGCTACTCTGTGGGAGCTTTGCGTATGACCGTCGAAGAAGTGCTGCGTAAGCTGGAAACCAACCAGTATGGAACACGTCTGGTGAACCGACGCGACCGACGTGAGAAGACCAATAAGGACAACCGGGACATCTCCATCGTCAACGCGTATCGGTCGGGAAAGCCGACGAAGCAGATCGCCCATGACCTGGACGTGTCGCCCGCCACGATTTATTCGACGCTGCGGCGTCATGGAGTGCCGTTGAGGAGGGGGAAGTGACCCTCACCCACACCGAGAAAGCCAATCGCTACATCCAGGGTGTTCTGTCTGGGGAAATCCTGGCGTGCAAGTGGATCAAACTGGCGTGTCAGCGTCAGGTGGATGACCTCGCCCGCACTGACTGGCAGTACGTCTACGACGCTGCCAAAGGCGACCGCATCTGCAAGTTCATCGAGTTGTTCAAGCACACCAAGGGCGAGTGGGCGAGCAAGCGCGAGAACATCCACCTCGAAGATTGGCAATGCTTCGTGCTCACCACGATCTTCGGCTGGGTCCACCGCGACACCGGGAAGCGCCGGTTCCGCAAGGCGATGGTGGTGGTGAGCAGGAAGAACGGTAAGAGCTTAATCTCGGCGGGTGTGGGTCTGTACATGCTCGCTGCCGACGGTGAGAGCGGCGCTGAGGTGTATTGCGGGGCCACATCGGAGAAGCAGGCGTGGGAGGTGTTCCGCCCCGCCAAGTTGATGGCAGCGCAGAACGCGGCGTTCCTCAGACAGTTCGGTGTGGCTGTCAATGCCTCCAACATCAACGTACTGAAGAATGCGTCCCGCTTTGAACCGTTGATCGGCAATCCCGGCGACGGCTCGTCACCGCATCTCGCCATCCTGGACGAGTACCACGAGCACCAGACGCCGAATGCGCACGACACCATGGTCACGGGCATGGGTGCTCGGTCCCATCCCATGATGTTCATCATCACCACGGCGGGTGACAACCTCGCTGGTCCGTGCTACGACGAGATCATCACCATGCGCAAGATCATGGACAAGGTGATCACCGGTGATGACCGCTTCTATGCCGAGTGGACTGCTGACCCCGAAGTGGACTGGCAGACCGAAGAAGCCCTGATCATGGCGAACCCCAACATTGACATCTCGGTGAGCGGTGAGTTCCTTCGTACACGACAGAAAGAGGCGATTGAGAACGCCAGACAGCAGGGAATTTTTCGGACCAAGCATCTCTGTCATTGGGTTTCGTCCCGCAGTGCCTATTTCAACCTGCAAAAGTGGAACGATTGCGCCGATTCGAGCCTGGATTTGGCTGATTTTGAGGGAAAAGACTGCTATTTGGCGCTGGATTTGGCGTCAAAAGTGGATATTTCGGCCAAAATCCTGCTTTTTCCGCTCCCGGAAGGCAAATTCGCCGTTTTCGGTACATATTACCTGCCCGAAGGCACCGTAGAGACCACCTCCAACAACCATTACCGTGGCTGGGTCAACGCTGGTCAGATGGTTGCTACGGACGGCGACATGATCGACATGGATCGCATCGAGCAGGACATCCTGGACGATTGCGCCCGCTTCAACGTACAGGAAGTGGTCTATGACCCGTTCCAAGCCACCATGCTGGTCACGCATCTACAGAACGAGGGTGTTGCGTGCGTGGAATATAGGGCCACGGTTCAGTATATGAGTGAGCCGACCAAGAACCTGGACGCTCTAGTCGTAGCGGGTAAGATCATTCACGACGGTGATCCGGTTCTGACCTGGATGATGAGCAATGTGGTGTGTCGGGTCGATGCGAAGGATTGCATCTATCCGGTCAAGGAGCGTGCCGAGAATAAGATCGACGGCGCGATTGCTTTGATCATGGCACTTGGGCGCGCATCTTCCGGTGATGGTCCGAGCGAGTCTGTCTACGAACAGAGGGAGTTGTTTATATTATGAACCCTTGGTTGATGAACGGGGATTGTTTGGAATTGATGGCGAACGTCCCTGATGGTAGTGCGGATATGATTCTGTGCGATCTGCCCTATGGAACAACTGCGTGCAAGTGGGACTCCGTGATTCCGTTTGAGCCGCTATGGGAGCATTACCGTCGCATTATTAGAGGGAATGGTGCGGTTGTGCTGACTGGGCAAGAGCCGTTCTCAAGTTATCTAAGGGTCAGCAACATTAGCATGTTTCGATATGACTTTTATTGGAAGAAATCAAGACCTACAGGTTTTACCAATGCGAAGTTGCGACCACTCAAAGATGTGGAGGTGATTTCTGTATTTAGTAAAGGGTTTGCTGCTAATGGCGCAAATGAATTGATGCCTTATCATCCACAAGGATTGGTAAAGGTTGATGCCAATTGGTCGAGACCCAGGAAATACTCTGGTGCTGATTCTAACGTTAGTTTCAAAAGGGATAGTCATAAACTCGACAGGGTTATTGAATATTCAAATTATCCGAGACAGGTGATTGATGTACCTAACCCCAACAGCGATCAGGCCCACCCCACCCAAAAACCCGTCGCGCTTATGGAGTATTTGATTCGCACCTACACAAACGAGGGTGATGTGGTCATGGACAATTGCATGGGGAGTGGTACGACGGGGGTTGCCGCTGTAAATACTGGGCGGAAGTTCATCGGTATCGAGCGGGATGCGAATTATTTCAACATCTCGTGCATGAGAATTGCTGACGCGATGGTGGCTCATCTCAATGGATGATGCTTGCATCGACCGTGCCGACAATGATACAAGACGCTTAATGCGTAGTTTAGGTCAGGTGTCGGCATGTTCAACAAAGACTTCACCACAGTCGTCAAAGCCGTGGGTGAGCGCCAGATTCGCGTCATCGTGAGCACTGGTGATGTTGATCGTGCTGGCGACATCGTTGATCCGAATGGGATCGACTTCACCGCCTACCGCAAGAACCCTGTCGTTCTCTACCAGCATGACCACGACGAACCCATCGCCCGTTGCATCGAGATCGGTGTGGTGAACGGTCGCGTCGAGGCGCTGGTGCAGTTCCCTGATGCGGGTGCTGCTGAGAAGTCGGACGAGGTTTACAATCTGATCAAGGCTGGCGTTCTCAACGCCGTTTCCATCGGTTTCATTCCTCTTGAGTCCATGTCGCTTGATCCCAAGGATTCCTGGGGTCCGAAGCGGTACACCAAGTGCGAGTGCATTGAATTTTCAATCGTTTCAGTCCCCGCAAATTCCGCCGCCTTGATCATTGAACGTCAACTCCCCTGCACCGTAGAGCAGGTTGTTGACAGTGTCAACAAGGAAATTAAGGACGACGACGAGACCGAACTGCCGGTCGTCGAGAAGTGCCCCACTTGCGGTCAGTCGATGCCCGCCGATCCTGTTGAGGATGGGTGCGGTCCTGACCACAAGCCTCGCAAGAACATCAATCACAACCAGCTTGTGCTGCTCAAGCTGAAGTAATCCCCGTAAGGGGTCCATCGGGGCGTTTGCGCCCTATTCTGCAACGCGCTCGAAGGAGAACATCCATGCGCGACGTACTCGGGCTTCGCCGTGCGCGGGGCGAATTGGTTGACAAGATGGAAGGCATCCTGGCTGCTGCTGGTGATGTCGATCTGTCTGTCGATGAACAGAAGGCTTTCGATGACGCCAAGGGCGAGATCGAAGTGCTGGACGGTCGTATCAAGCGGATGGAGGATTTCGAGGCCATGAAGGCCAAGAATCTGGTCCCCGCCATCGAGGAGAAGGCCACCGTGGTCGTTCACGCTGAAGTCAAGGCCCCCAAGGCCAAGGGCACCGACTTTGCCCGCATCGTCCGCTGCCTCGCCGCCTCGAAGGGCAACGTCCGTGACGCCGCTTACGTGGCCGAGCAGACTTTCGGTTCCGAGGGTGCTGACATCGCCAAGGCGCTGGGTGCTGCTACCGGCTCCGCTGGTGGTTTCCTGGTCCCCGAGTCCTACTCCTCGGAGATCATCGAACTGCTGCGCAATCAGGCCATTGTTCGTCGCGCCGGTGCGATGACCATGCCCCTGATCAACGGCAATCTGTCCGTGCCGAAGCTGACCGCTGGTTCCACCGCCTCCTACATCGGTGAGAACGCCAACATCAGTTCCAGCCAGCCCACCATGGGTCAGATTCGCATGACCGCCCGCACCCTGGCGGCTCTGGTTCCGATCAGCAACCAGTTGATCCGGTTCTCCAGCCCGCAGGCCGACAGCGTGGTCCGCGACGATCTGGTCTCCGGTCTGGCCGTGACCGAAGACGCCGCTTTCCTGCGCGATCAGGGTCTGAGCGCCGCTCCGAAGGGTATTCGCTACTGGGCCAACAGCGGTAACGTGTTCGCTTCGGCTGGTACTTCCGCTGCCAATATCGAGACCGACTTCAAGGGTGCGATCAACAAGCTGGAGAGCAACAACGTGCGGATGATCCGCCCGGTGTGGTTCCTCTCGCCCCGCACCAAGAACGCCCTGTGGGTGCTGCGTGACACCAACGGCAACCTCGTGTTCCCGGAAATCCGCGACGGCAACCTGTGGGGCTATCCGGTGTTCGTGTCGAACAACGTCCCGACCAACCTGGGTTCCGGCAGCGACTCGGAAATCTATCTGGTGGATATGGCTGATGCGGTCATCGCTGAAGACCAGTCCATCGTGATCGACGTGTCCGACACCGCCGCGTACCATGACGGCAGCAACGTCATCGCCGCTTTCTCGCAGGACCAGACCGTGGTTCGTGCGATCATGCGTCATGACTTCGCCATGCGTCACGATTACTCGGCTGCTGTCATCACTGGCGTCGGCTACTAAGTCGGTCTGAGGCGGGTGTAACAGCCCGCCTCACATCTCACAGGAGATTTCCCAATGTCGTCTCTCGGCAAGAATATCTCGGCGGAAATCGGTGCGCTGTACGCCGCCGCTTCCACCGCTGTTACCGCTGGTGGTTCTGGTGATGCCACCGAAGTTACCGGCGTGACCATCAACACCGCCTCGCTCCAGACCGCCCCGGCGATCTACGGCAAGGACTTCAACAGCATCGCCTTCGTGATCGCTGGCACCACGACCCTGGCTGACACCAAGGCCCTGACTGTCACCGCTCTGATCGAAGACTCGGCCAACGGTTCGTCCTGGTCCACCCTGGTGGCTTCCTCGACCATCGTGTCGATCACCGCCTCGGGTGCCACCACCACCGGCTTCACCGGCAAGGTCGGCGTCGATCTGACCGCCGCTCGTCAGTATGTGCGCGTCAAGTTCACCCCGAACCTGACCGCCACTGGCACCGACACCGCCACCGTCTTCGGTGTGGCCGTGCTGGGTGGTTCGAGCGAGCGTCCGGTCGTCTAATGTTGCTGGGCGGGTTGTAATGACCCGCCCACGCTTCACCGAGCAGCATTGCGGTGCTGTTCCGTCAAGCGATGAGGGAGACTAAGATGCGCCTGATCAAGTTCACTGCGAAGATGTCGCCGTATAACATCGGTGAGACTGCCGGTTTCGACGACGACCGTGCCGCTGAGATTGTCTCTCGTGGTGCTGGTGTGTATGCTGACGCTGCTGTCGTTGAAACCGTCGAGGCGGTGATCGACAACACCCCGATGGACCGTATGATTCGCCGGGGTCGCCGTTAACTGATCCGAGGATTTTACCATGGGCCTTTGGACAAGTATGGGCCGGGCCTTTGGTTTCGGCGGTGCTGAACAGAAAAGCGTGAACCTGTCGGCACCTACCGGCATGATCGGCGCGTTCGGTGGTCAGTCTTCCAGTGGCATCGCCATCACCCAGGACACGGCGCTGACGCAGAGCGTGTTCTACGCTGCCGTCAAGATTCTGGCCGAGGATGTCGCCAAGCTGCCGCTGCGGGTGATGAAGACCCGCAAGGACGGTGGGCGCGACGTTGCCACGAAGCACTATCTCCACAAGCTGATCAAGCGCCCCAACTCCTGGCAGACGCAATTCGACTTCTTCGAGTTCCTGATGTTCTGCCTCGTGGTGCGCGGCAACGCCTTCGCGGTCATCCTGCGTGACGGCAAGGGTCGCCCCGAGCAGTTGATCCCAATCTCCCCGGATCGTGTCACGCTGCTGACCGACAACGAGGGCGACATCTGGTATCAGATCGGTCGCGGCAGCCAGCACGAGCAGGCTGTGCTGCGTGACCAGCCTCTGACCATCCCCGCCCGTGACGTTCTCCACATCCGTGGCCTGAGCCGCAATGGTCTGGTGGGCATGTCGCTGCTCGAACAGGTGCGTGAGACGCTTGGTCTCGCTGTCGCCACGGAGCGTCATGGTGCCCGCCTGTTCGCCGCTGGTGCCCGTCTCTCCGGTGTTCTTGAGCATCCCGGCAAGCTGTCCACGGAGGGTGCTTCCCGTCTCCGCGCCATGTGGGACGCTGCGTTCAGCGGCGTGAACAACTTCGGCAAGACCGCCGTGCTCGAAGAGGGTATGAAATATACCACCGTGGCAATGACCAGCACCGACGCCGAGTGGCTTGCTTCGCGCAAGTTCCAGGTCGAGGAGATCGCCCGGTTCTTCCGCATCCCGCTGCACATGCTCCAGTCGCTGGATAAGGCGTCGTTCAACAACATCGAGCACCAGAGCCGGTCGTATTACGACCAGACGCTGATGTCCTATCTGGAGCGCCTTGAGGCGGCTTTCGACTGGACGTTCGACACCGATGCTGATGGTGTCGAGGTGGAGTTCGACACGAGCAAGCTGCTGCGGGCTGACATGAAGTCCCGTTACGAGGCTTATGCCATTGCCCGTCAGTGGGGTTGGAAGTCGGCCAACGACATCCTCGTTGCTGAGGGCGACAACCCCATCGGCCCGTCTGGCGACATCTACCTCGTGCCGATGAACATGATCCCCGCTGAACAGGTCTTGAACCCTCCCGATACGACTGATACCGTGGCGGCGAAGTTGCTGGAGGATTGGAATCGTGGATAACGTGGCTGCAATCCTCAAGGCGACTCTTCCGACCCTGGTCGAGATCGAGGTGAAGCGCGTCCTGTCGTCTTACCCGATTCCGGTCGATGGTAAGGACGGTGCTGATGGTGCCCCTGGCTCGTGCGGCAAGGATGGGTCTGACGGTAAGGACGGTGCTGACGGCGACACCGGCCCGTGTGGGAAGGACGGTAAGGATGGTCGCGGGATCGTCCATATGGACATAAAGGATGGGAACCTCCATGTGCTTTACACTGACGGGACTGACCAGTTGGTCGGCAAGATCATGGGCGACCCTGGTGCTCCGGGTAAAGACGCTGACACGTTGGTTGTTGCTGCGCTGATCAACGAGGCTGTCTCTGATCTTCGCAAGCAGATCGAGACGCTGCGTGTTGAGGTCAAGTCTGTCAGCGAGACGGACGCGGAACTCCACGACATGATCAAGGGGTTCCTGGCCGATGCGTAGCGCCACCGCTGCCGCTCTGACCCTCGCCTACGCCAAGAAGCACATCAAGGCGCTGCCGGTGCCTGTCGATGGTGCTGATGGTGTTCGTGGGTTGGACGGCAAGGATGGTGCTCAAGGTCCGCAGGGGGAGCAGGGTCCGCAGGGCTACGGCTTCGCCCCGGTCGGAAAATATGAACATGGGAAGGTCTATTTTGGAGCATCCCCTGAGAACCCCTATTTCCAGGTCGTGGAGTATATGGGATCGAGTTACGCTGCTCTTGACCCTAACGGGGTGGGCGGTCGTCCTCCTGGCCCTGGCTGGGTTCTTCTAGCCGCTAAGGGTGCCAAGGGTGATGGTGGCGGGCGCGGTGGTGGAAGCGCACAAGGTGGCGGTACCGCATATGACCAGAGCCTGAACACCACGGACAGCGTTGCGTTCGCGGCACTGAGCATAAACGGTGTTCCGGTTGTTCCTGGTTCCGGGAACGACTTTGCATATATCGACTTCAATGAGGTTCCCGGTGTCGCGGGTCAACCTCGCCGCCTGATGTGGAACGCCGCTGACGGTACGCTCGATCTGGGCATGAACAACGGCAGCGTCACACAGCAAATCGGTCTGGAGCAGTTCTACCGGGTGAAGGCGGGTAGCGCGATCACCAACGGTCAGTGCGTCATGTTCACCGGCTCTGACGGCAATTCCGGCGTGCTGAATGCCGCCCCGAACCTCAATCCCCCTTCCCGTGAATACATCATCGGTGTCGCCACTGAGAATATGGCTCAGGGTGAACTTGGTTTCGTGACATCATTCGGCAAGGTGCGCGGCATTCAGACGAACGGCGCGAACTACGGTGAGACATGGGTTGACGGGTCGGTCCTATACGCCAATAGCGCCATGGCTGGTCGATTGACGGTTGTTCGACCTGACGTTGACCCGGTGATCGTCGCCATTGTGGTGAACGCGCACCACAGCAACGGCGAATTGTTCATCCACATCATTCACGACGGTGAGCGGTGGACGAAGATTTCCGGCAAGCCGACTACCTACTACAGTGTTTCATTCAATGCGACGACGGATTGGTCGGGCGCTGGTCCTTACACCATCACAGTCGCTGCGGCAACGCACGGATGTGGTGTGACCACAATGCAGCAGGTATCGAAAGACAATGGTGATGGAACTCTCAGTGTCGTCGGTAATACGGTGGATGATGTCGGCATGGTCAACATCACTCGCACTGCCGCAACAGGGAACATCGTTCTGACCGCGACAACTCGATTTGCCGGTCAACTGGTAATTCTGAGGGCATCATCATGAGCATCGTCACCGTCATCACCGCGACCACTGAGACCCGTCTTGTCTCGCTCGAAACGCTGAAGTCCGAACTGGGTGTCACGGGCAGCGATAAGGACGAGTATCTCGGTGATCTACTCGACCAGACCCAGGCGACCATCCAGTCGTATCTGTGCCGCAAACTGTGGTCGGAGACCGTCAGCGAAGTGTTCCGCGACGACGATATCCCCGTGGTGGGTCCGGTGTGGTTGTCGCGTTGGCCCGGTAACACCGTTACCAGCGTGACGGTGGACGGTAACGCCGTTACCGACTACGAGGTCGATCCCGATAACGGTGCGCTCTACCGCCTGGATGCCGACGGGGACCGCCTGTACTGGCAGACCGGCTCGCTGCGCAAGATGGTGGTGGTCTATGCGGGCGGTTACGAGACTATCCCGCCTGACGTACAACGCGCCGCGTTAGACCTGACCAAAACCCGGTATTATTCGCAGCTTCGTGATCCGTCGCTGAAGGAAGTGGATATCCCTGGCGTCATCAAGGAATCGTACTGGGTCGGGCAGGTCGGAAGCGAGGTCGGCGGCATCCCAAGCATGATCGCCTCTTGCCTTGACACCTACAGGAACCTTAACGTCTAATGCCTTAACCGAGGAAGCGCGGAGAAAGACGGGATGGCTGCCCCCGGACTCACTCATGCTCCCTCCCGGTGAGGCGCTAACCTCGGGGACTTACGATGAGCAACACGTACAGCTTGACCAAGAACAACGGGGCGTCTGACCTCACCGTGACCACCGCCGGTACGGTAACGTGTGACCCGATCACGCTCCTCGACGGGATGCAGGCTGCGAGCGTCCAGTTGCGCTTCGTCTACGGGTCGGGCGGCACCAACTGCAAGGCTTACGTCCAGACCAGCTTCGACCAGGGCAACTCATGGGTTGACACCGCCTGCGTGCTGTTCACGACCACCAACGAGACGCAGATCATCAACCTGTCTGGCATGACCCCCAAGGGTCTCACGGTGCCCACGGATGGCACGCTGACCGACGATACGGTTCTCGACGGCTTCCTGGGTGATCGGTTGCGCGTCAAGGTGATCAGCACCGGGACGTATGCGGGCGGCACGACCCTCTCGGTTCGGGCAGTGGTGCGTTAATGCCTGATCCCCGCATCGCCACCATCTATGACGCTATAAGCCGCGTCGGTGAGACTGTCATTCTGCGGCGGTTGGCGGGCACGACTGTGCAAATTCCGCTCGACGTGACGCTCAAGGCGGTGGTGCGCGGGTATGGTCCAGAGGAACTCGTGGGTGGCATTCAGCAAGGCGACAAGAAAGTGATCTTGTCCCAGGTTGACATGGAGAACTCGCAATGGTGCTGGCCGGTCAAGCCGCAGGATCGTGTCATCATTGAGGGTCGCCCCACCGTGGTTCAATCCGTGGACAAGCGCAAGATCAGCGAAGACACCGCCATGTACGTTCTCCAGGTTCGGGGGTAGGAATGACGTGGCTCGCAACGACCCAGGCTATTCAGCAGCGGTTCAGGGATAACTGGACCCTGACGGACATCACGTCAGTGGCGTTCGAGAACGAGCAGTTCGACGTGCCGGTGGACGGTAATGGGACGGCTCAGGAATGGCTCTACATTGAGGTGCTTGGCGGCAAGGGTGAGATCGCTGGGTTTGGACGGCGTGGTGCCAACCTGATCCGCCGCAGCGGGGTCATCATGTTCCACGCCTTCACCCCGCTGAACAGCGGTGGATCGCGTGCCGTGCAGTTGGTCGAGGCCGCTGCGGATATCTTCGCCACCGAGTCGTTCAGCGGCATTCAGTGCTGGGCACCGAACCCCCCGTCACCGCCCACAGGTGACACGGAACTGGGCAACCGAGCCGTCAATGGCTCGTGGTGGCGCTGCTATTCGTC